TAGTTCGTTAATACTTTCTTTTGTTTTTTGGTTTGAATTATAATTTTTAATACACCTCCTGAATAAATCTGTTACCATTGGTGCATTTGATTCTGTTAGGTTTCTGTTTCCCCTTACAATTGCAGTGAGTGTGATTGGATTGTATGAATGCTTTTCAGCTATTTCCTTGATATCTCCCAATCTTTGGTTGTAAATTATGTAATTCATTAACTCCTTACTTATTGGATTTCCAAAGTGTTTGTGTTCAAATATTGCCATCTGTTTTAAAATTTGTGTTATTTATTAAAATTTGTAGTTCTTCTTTTGTTAGTTCCCAGTCTTTGACCATTGTACTAAATTCTTCTTCAATATCGCTCCAGTAGTGGTAAATTCCCGAACCTTCGCACATATCACATTCTGAATCCTTGTAGCAACCTCCACAACATTCATTGCTTTGATTGTCACAATTCATTACTTCAACAATTCCAGTTCCATCACATTGTTCACAATCTCTCATAATTATAAGTCAAATAACTGGTTAATAGTTTCAGTCCAGTCCACACCACCTATAATGTTGTTATTAATTCCAGCCAGTTCCCTAACGTGGAATTCCAATTCTGCTCTTGTGTCAAAGTTCATGAATTCAGTTTTGCCATCAAGCCAATCTTGAATGTCATCAATCAGTGTTGAATCGGTTGTGTCGAATTCTCCAGCGAATTCGTAGTTCTTGATCACCTCAACTTTGAAGTGACCAGAAGTTCTTTTGTAAATTTTGAAATTTGTCATTTTTTTATTGTTATGTGATTAATATATTTTTGAAATATTCAAACCTAATTCTATCATATTGTCTATTCTGAAAGAAGAAATACTTTCAAACTCATTTTGTGCTTTTAATTCTTGAAAATCATATTTTTCATTATTAACGACTTCTATAAAAGTGTAAACACTTGAATCATCACCTACTTGAAAAGTATCTCCTTTTTTAAAATTTAAACCTTGAATTTTCATAATATTTTTTGTTATGTGATTAATACATTACGAATGTCGGAAAAAGAATTTACATAAAAAAACTTTTTTGCAAAAAACTTTTAAAAAATTTCTTCTTTTGTGAATTTGTGGTCCATTTCAGCCACTTCAGATTGGATCATTCGCAGCAAAATTGAATAACAGGTTAAATCCAACATTGAATCTTCTATGCTTTCGTTGTTTGGTTCACTACCTTTAAGTAACACACCAAGTCTTGCCACCTTTGTTGAAATCAATGATAAGCAGTTCTGTTGTGCAGATAAGCCAACTATGCTTCCTGCCAGTTTAAAATTGCTCAACCTATCTTCATTTGCGTAATCATTCCCCTTCTTAAACATCGTTTGTTTCACTTCTTCAATGATCAGTTCAAATTGCTCTTGTTGTTCTTTTAGATTCATTTCTTAATTTATTTTAATTACAATTTCCCACTTTACCCAACCTAAAATTAATTCTAAATTTCCGTTAAGATGTCTGTTGTATGTTACCTTTACATAAGGTGTTATATATACTTGACTAATGATATTAAAAATTCTTACTTTCATTCTTTAATTTGTTGGTTTGCTTAATCTTTGTATTCCTTTGTACAATTCTTCTGCATTGTCGTTCCAAATGTATTGACATGTTTCTAATTTATAGTTAAAAGGCACTTTCAAAAAAAAAGTTTCTTCACTATAATAGTCAATTTTTGTGAATCTGTGACATTCATGTCTTAATGGACAACCTTCACCAGTACATTTTGTGATATCATCCATTATAGAAATATTGGTTTGATTGTGTTTTCAATTCCCTTAAATGATTCAATTACAAAACCCCTTCTTCCTTTTTTGAAATTGTTCTGCACCCATTGTGAACTCGGACTTAAAGCAGGATAATTGTAATAATAAAAGTCATCACTTCCAGCCATATCAAATAAAGTCTGATGCGAATCACCCTTTTTGAAAATTATCTTCTTAGACTGCTTATAAATATCGTTGTGTTTGCAATATTGGTCAATCTTCTCAATTTGCTTTGTGTCCAAATGTGGTTTGAATCCGAATTTTAGTGTACTATCGTCTTTCCCATGTGTTATGACAAAACAAACATCATTCACAAAGTAATGGTTTATAAAATTACGGTAATTATTAACCTTTACATTCCTATATTTTTGCTCTGCCAAACTTTTGAACGCTGAATTCAGGAAATAGCTGAAATCACCCGAATGATTGTCGTTTGTAATATTATTGAATCTTATTTCTTGATAATGGTAGATTAACTTATCCAACAAATTCATTTTAAATTTTAACGCACAATCAAACACCTCTGAATTTGTCATGTTTTGTGGCAAGTCATGACCTCCTCTTGTTGTCTTTCCATTGAATCCATCAAGCAAATCACCTAAATCATCCACTATCAGCAAATCACTTGTTTGGTTCTGAATTACACTGTTTACAATTTCATCTGATGCCTTGATCACTTCTTCAGCATTCCATAAAACAGAATACATTGAATTTCCTTTTGAATTGGTATCCATTCCAATATGAACATCCGAATAAGTTAACACATCAAAATCAGATTGATTGTATTGCTTTTCAACCTTAACCGATATTGGCTTAATATGCTTTGAAATTATCTTGTCAAAATTAATCTCATCTTTTGCAACCTCAACAATATTCTCTTTGAATACAATGTTATAAAACGGAGTTCCAGTATGACTAACTAATTTGTAAGAAGTAATATCCTTTCGTGGTAAATTGTAGGTTTTACAATATTCGTCAATCTCCATCATCTTACCCTCCTTGCTCCAGGCAGATAAAACAAACTCTTTCTTTGGTTTGTAGTCGTTTGATTTAGATTTGCTTTTTACTTCAACTTTTAATCCTCTCAAATCTTTTAATTCTTGAAATTCTTTATCGTTCAAAAAGTACCTTGCATTCCCATCCTTTCTCTTTGGCTTCAATGCAAAACCGAAATGGATTGCTTCTGGATTTGTTAGTCTTACTCTTTTCATTTAGTAACTTTGTTCCAAATATAGAAAAAAATTAATAAAGCTAAACTTATAAGCCAAATCAACAAGGATAAGTTAATCTCGTTTTTTGTTTCGTAATATTTCACAGGAATCCTTCGTTCTATTATCTTATCAATGAATATTGTGTCACATTCGCCTTCAATATAAATGGAATCACGTATTTTTAGCACTTTTACAGATAGATTGTCTTTTGTGACTATGATTGTATCAAATAACAAAGATTCATGCACCACAGTATCAGAAACAACCTTGTTTGTAGTTAGCCTAATTGTGTCAATCAACCTGACTGAATCAGTGGTATGAACAAAAGGATATTTATTGACCAACCTTTGATGCCTTTTGATTGGACTGCATGAAATCAAAATCAAAATCAAAACAAAATACTTCATAAAATTTACTATATTTGTATCAGATAAAGAGTTATTGCCTTTATTGGTTTTGATTAATGGGAAAAGGATTTAGCAAATTTGTTAAATCCTTTTTTTACACCCCTAAATAATCAAGAATAAAATCAAAATGCAATTTTACAATTTTGTTTTGCCCTTCTTCGGTCATCAATATTTCCTTGCATTCCTTTTCATTTGTCATGAAGAAGTTTTCCGTTAAAATAAAAGGACAAATCGTGTTCCGTAATATGTAGAAATCATTTTTTTTAACACCTCTATTCAATGAATCAGGGAATTCCACCTTCATTTGATTCATGGAAGAATCTGCCATGATCAAAGAATCAACACTGCAATTGTTTGAAACATGAACACTCCACCCATTCGCCCTTCCATCTCTAAATGCATTGGAATGAACAGAAATACCAATGAATTCAGTGTCAGGATTTGATTTGATTTCATTGTTTATCAATTTAACTCGTTCACTCAACTTCATATCCGCTTCCGATGGGTTTGCATTGAATACATTGATCCCTTCAGCGGTTAATTTAGCGGTTAATTTATCAACAATTTGCCTATTTCCAACTCCTTCAAAGTATTGTGAGCCATCATCCCAAATTGGTGACCTTTTACCAGCAGTTTGATAAACTCCATCAATCATTCCACCATGACCAGCATCCAAAATTATTGTCATTTTTTAATCTCGTTTAAATCTTTTTTAATTTCCTTTGCTCTTTTCAATAAATTCCGGACAATCTCAATGAATGGTTTGTTTCCTAACTTTTGGCTTGTTTCATCAATTGATTTCATCTCAATGTATATCCAAAAGGCAGTAACCAATTTCACGCTTAAAAACTTTATTCCAAACAATTCACCTTCAAATATTTCTTTTGAAACAATGAAAGCAAATAATATGCTGAACGAATAAAAGAAAGTCTTAACAACAACATTGAACAATTTGTCACTTTGATATTCTTTGTTTTTTATTGCATTGTATATTCCCAAAGTAGTATCAATGGAAATCGCCATAACAACCAATAAAACCATTCCCTGAATTGGTGCAACAAATGTAGTAAATATCATACACAAAGCAACAAATGACTCTTTAATGTTGGATAAATCAATCATTTTATTAAGCTATAATTGAATCCATTATTTTTAATGGTAGTACACTCATCTCTTAAATGTCTGCCTTTCACATTTGTGCAATCACATCCATTATCCCACACATCGAATCCAGCATCACACAAATATGTGCGAATCACATCAAAGTAACTGTTTGCCCTTTGTTTGGATTGCTCCCAAATATCCTTCCTATCTTTTGAATCTGTGGTTTGACTGAAATCACTCAATTTGACAGTGTTTCCAAATGGTGTGTCATTGTTCACACCAAAATATGTGTATCTTCCCCAAGCAAATTCAACCAAAACTGCCTTTAAACCTTGTTGTGTCCATGTGCATGAATCTTTCTGAAAGTCACTACCATTCAATAAGTCAGAATAAACTGGATTTGCAAGGTTAGCAAGCACATCAAAATAAAAAGAATTGCCCAACAACAACCTCAAATCTTGCTCCTGTGCATCTCTGATGTATTCGTTTATTCGTGTGGTTGGTGTATGCAAAGAAATATCTTTGTAATTCGCCAAATCCGCTGCATCAATTATCAAATCAATCATTCTTCAATTAGTTTTTGGATTTCAAAATCTGTTGACCTCATTACTTCACTGCTTGAATTTTTGTAGAAATCAGAAAACACTCTATCAATATACATTCTGTAATGCTCTGTTTTTTCTTGCAAAAACACACGCATTTGTTTAATCAACTCACCGCTATTTCCAAAGATACCACTTGAATTAGATGTGTCAATCAATGCAGGAGGCACTCCAAATGCTTTGATAACATTCTCACTTGCTTTTCTGTCAGTGTACTCAAACAACTTATCATTGACATTGGTGTTGACCTCCTTGAAGAAGATTTCCTTATCCAATTCATCACTATTCAAATCTGCTTCGATATGATTAAACACACCTTGCCCATCAACACCCAGTTGACTCTTGAAATTGGATTGGAATGCATCTTTTTGTCTTTGGCTTTCAAATTTTTTTGTGACAACAATCAAGTTGTTCAAAAACCCTTTGTTTAATAGGTTATTTTTGAATTTAGAGGATTTGAACTCACTATCAGCATCCTTGATCGCCGGATGAACCAATGACATTGGATATATTCCCGATTCCAATTCAGCATAAAATATCTGCCCTTTGAATTCATTGATTCCAACCTTTGAAATTTGAGTCAATGCAACATCCGGATTGTAAACATCGAATTCTGAAATTGGTTCCTTCTTATCATGCCAATTCTTTGACAACTTCAACTTTGATTTGTACCCATTGACATCATCCTTTCCCCATCTTACCCAATTGAATGGAATATGTTTAATTGATGAAATCAATCCAAGTTCATTGTATCCAATATGCAAGGCAAACCCATTGAAATATCCGATATCTTCAGAAACCTTTGAAACAACATCATTCACAGAATCGTTATCCTTGTTCACAAAGAAATCAAATTCAACACCCTTTCCTTTGATGAATTTCTTTATCAAAGCAACACAAGCGGATGCACTGACAGAATTATCAATAACTGACTTAACTTCATTTGGATAATTGTTATCTTCTCCGTAGTTAAATATCCCTTTCCTTTTGTCAAAGGATGGTTTGTTGTTCGATATGTTTGTTGATCCTGAAATCATTCTCCTTCAGTCTTGAATGCTTCTTTCTTTTTAGCAACCTTCTTTTTTCTTGGTTTTTTAGCAACCAACAATTCTTCCCAATTTTCAGGATATCTTTTGAAATGAACAATTCTTGCTTTGTTTTGTTTCAAATAGTCAATTGCTATCTTATCAGTCAAAGTATCATTTGTGTGAATCTCTCTTGAATTGTGTTTTCTGATATTGGAAACCGACAATTCAAACTGTGTGTTCTTTTCCATCTTAATCTGTTTTTTTTTGTTGTAAAGATACGAATTTAATCTGATATAGGCATTCGTGTAACACGCCGGACATCCTAACTTCATCCGTTCATTAAACGTATCAAAATAAAGGTCAGACAATTCTTTTAAAAGAACTGCTGACCTCATTACTTCATTGATATCTTTTTTTAAGATATCCGCCATTATTATGGTGTTGGAGTCAACAATGCAGTCACTGCTGCTTCTGTTGTCGAATCATCAGTGATAAAGAATGCGTACGGGAATCCATTGTTTTCAAAACCATCTTTGTTTGATAGTGTGAATGGTAGACCTCCGTTTACATTTGCATCAAATACCGCTTCAGTCAGGACCATTCCTTGATCGTATCCGAATACTTTGTATCTTGATGAACCTGTTCCATCTGAACCAATGTATTTCATTTCAAGAACCGCAGTGATTTCAGCACCATTTGTATATGCTTTTAATTGCTCTAATGCATTTGGATTCAAATCACCAATGTAACCAATCAATGTGTGGATCCAACCATCGAATGTGTCATCCTTTGGTGCAAATGTTGCTTGACCATTCAAAAGTGTTTTAACTCCCGTCATCAAGTACGCTTGTTTACCTCCTGATTTCAAAACCAATGATTCAATGATTTCTTCATTTGTTGCATTGAATACTGTTGCACCTTTGTCGATGTCTGATGTGTTCATGATTGTGACAGATTGAACAATCCCCTTTGTGGGGATTGATGTGCAATCCAATTCAAAACCACTTGTTATATTTTTTTCACAAGCCATGTTTATCTATTTTTTAAAAATTAATATGCAACTACAATTTTGTAGTCCTCCTCTAACAATTTAGCATCTACCTGTAATGCCCATCTGTTATAGTTAAGGTTGTCTTTTCTGTCGTAGAAGAACTCATAAGAATCCAAATCCGCTTCAGATAATAGACCTAAACTCAAAGTTGTTGGTGTTACGAACAATGCTCTGTTTGGCATATCTGCAACAGTTCCATCAAATGTAGAATCGTAAATTGTTTTACTCCAATCAGGTCTTTCAATTACATCAATTCCCATAAATGCACCAACTCCTGTGATTGCTCTACCTCCTGTTTCCAATTGAGTTACTGCAATTCCTGAACCAGTTGTTACCTCTTGCATGTAAAATAGGTAGTTGTCAAACATTTCAGATGTCAAAGCAAAGTAAGCATTTGAATCATTTTTCAATCTTGAATCTGCTGCCATGTACATTGATTTCAATGTGTTGTAAGCAGTATCAGATGCAAGTGTTACTTGTGCTGCATAAGTTGCTGCTGCATTTTCAGTAATAGAAATCACTCTATTCGCTGGAATTGTTACCGCTGCAACTGCATCAAATATTTGCTTCCAATATCCATCCAATCCAGTGATCAAAGTAGCGTCAAAAGTGTTACCAGCTGGGTTAACATATGCAGTATCTCCGAATGCTGAAACTCTGTAAACTGCATCTAAAATTTCTTCAGCAGTTTTAACCGCTAAAAATTGAGCCGTTTCACTTCCTTCCAAGTTGTACTTTTCAAGTGTAGTTCGGTAGTTGTTTAGCATGTAATCCATTGAACACTTAAGTTCGTCTGAACAGATTGCTAATTCATCTGCAATTGAAATCGGAGTCCAGGTCTTTGTTGAAGTTGGATACGAACTTCCAGTTGGGAATGAACAATCTCCAGTCATCTTTCTTCCTGATGCTCTGTTTCCAATCAATTGTATTCTTTTGTTGCATTCGATTCCTGTAAAGATTGCATGTAATCTTGAAACAGGCACGTTTGCATTTCTGAAAGCACTTGCAAATATTACTTCACTTAATGCTTGTACATCCTTTTCAAGGACTGCTGGTGTTGGGTTAAATATAGCCATTTTTTTTGTTTATTTTTTTATTCTTATTGTGTTGTTTATTTCTTCTTCTTTTTTGTTTGTGTTGATTTCAGGTGAAACCGATTTGTTCATTTTTTCAATAATCGGAACTAAATTCTTTAACGATTCCAATGATTCAGTTTGTCCGTTGATTGAATTTTTTAATTCAGAAAGTTCCGCTTTCAATGCTTCAACTTCCAATTCCAATTCACTTGGAACAACTTCTTCTTCAACCGGTGCAATTTCTTCTTCAACAACTGCAACTTCTGTGATGATACCATCAACTGTTGTCACAATGTATCCGCTTTGAAGAACGTGTTCAGCATCCGGAACATTTGTTCCATCTTCCAATGTTAACTTATCACCAACAACTGGTTCAGCAACTTCAGAAGAAGATTCGATTTGTGTTCCATCTTCCAATGTCAACATCACGTTTTTGATTTCTTTTTTTGTGATTCCTAAATCATCACTGATCTTTTTTAAACTATCCTTTATATTCATCTTGTTTGTATTTATTTTGGCCACCGCCTTTAATTTTTCAACTTTAATCGTTGCAAATCCTTTTTCAATTTGCTCATCTGAATTGAATTCAGTTTCAACCTTCATCAGCGACAATGATTCTTCCTTTGTCAAATTTGTTTTTGAAACATAGATATCAGAGATCAATTCATTGTACTTTCGTAGTCCTTCAGATTGCTTTGCCAATTCATCAGCATCACCCACTGTCATAGTCCAGGCATTGTGAATGAACAATTGTGAATTTGGTGTTGCTTGTCTTTCATCACCAGCCAAATAAACAACTGTCGCTATTGATGCAGTCAATCCCTCATTTACTGTTGTAACCTTTTTATCCAATGAATTAAGAAAGTCATATATTGCCAATCCCTCATAGACATCACCACCTACTGAATGAATGTGAACAATGAACTCTTCAGCATCCTTTTGTGAATTTACCGCATTCACAACTGATGATAATGAAACAACTCCATATTCCGAAGATTCCTTGTCTTGAAAATTGGCAATTTCGCCGTAGATATAAATGTGTCCTATCATATTTACAAAAGTAAATCAAATAAACTTTCGTTTCTTATAGAAGTTTCAATAATTATTGAAAGAAGTATTGTAAAGACACATTTATCCTAATTTAAATAATTGTTTACTAATGTAATAAAAATATTTTAATAATAAGTATAAATAAGGATAAAAAAAGTTAATTAAAAAACGATTTGGCATTATACTCTATAAATCAATGGTTTATGTAAAATCAAAATAATTGATTTCGATTTTTGACACCCCCCCCTAAAAAAAACATTGTTTTCCCTAAGGGTATAGAAAAACGCAAAAATTATTGGAAAAAAGAAAGAACTTGGTAAATTCTTGGTTCTGAAAGGTTACATTTTTGACTTACATTGTAGATGATATCCTTTTTTTTACCTCCTTTTATTAGTTCATCCTGATATGTTTCGTATACTTCAACCCAATAAATCCAGTTTTTATTGACAATACCCATCTCAATCCCCTTCTGAAATAGGTTTTTTTCCTTCAAATCATTGATGTAATCTATTTTACCACTCATTTATTGGGCATTTTTCGTTAATACTACGCACCTTCATTGCTATTGGACAACTACATTCACCACAAATTGATCCGTTTATTTCTTCAACCTCATCCTTTACCCATGCAAACACCTTGCTTTCTGACTTCTTTGGACATTTAGCACATATTTTTGCACGTTTCAAGGCAATTTTCTCCACTTCTGTGTCACTACTAATATAGTGAAACCATCCGTTTATTATTTTAGATACTTGCATCTTCCACTTTTGTTTGGTAACTGCTTACATTTGAATCAATATCCTTGACATCAACCACATATTGAACGCTTTCATTCACTGGATTAACCAATCCGGTTGCAGTATCCCTGATCACATTGGATGCAATCGAATTACTAACTGATGGACTTGTGAATGTTGTTCCATCTGCGTATCCTTTTACCGCATATCTGACCGCATCAAATCCCATCATTGAATTAAGCCTTGATTGTTGCTTTTGGTTTAATATTGCTTCACCTGTTTTGACTGTTGCCAACATATTATCTCCGTTACTTCTTGATATGTTTGGAGTTCCTGATATTATCCCAGTGTGACTTGTTAAATCACTAACCTGATACTGACCTCCTGATGGTTGCATAGCTTCAGAACCATCTGCAAATCCAGCAATCTTTCCAACATTCACCAAACCAGCTGCTACTGTTGCTGCTGCCACAAATGCGTTTGCTGGAGGAGGAATTGTTGCTAATGCTTTGTTTGCTGCTAAATAAGTCGCAATACTTGCCTCCGTTATACTTGCCAATTTATAAGCTACTGTGTTTTCTTCAAACAATCCTTTTAACTGACTTGCTACTTGTGAAGCTGCTTGAAGCTTTGCATCCTCTGTTGCTTTATTTATTTTCTTCTTTCTATCTGCATATTCTTTCTCAAGGTTTGTTGTGTCTGCACCTATCTTCTTTGCATATTCAATTTCTTTGTCATATTTAAACTGCAATTCCAACAATTGTCTTTCTCTCTCACTTTCAGCTGCTATCAATTGTCTATCTCTATCTTCTTGTGCTTTCTCTAATGCTTCTTGCTTTTCTTTTTCTTCTTCTGTTTTCCCTGTGTCTTTTATTGATTTTTTTCCATCTGCCAATTTTTGATCAATTGCCAATATCTGCTCATTGAATTCATTTTGTGAAGTTAATTGACTTGCTTTGAATTCTGCATCAATCACCTTAAGTCTTGAATCAAATTCCTTTCGGCTTATCTCTTTGGTCTTTAATTGGTTTTGCAAGGAAGTTATTTCTAATTGATTTGTTTGTTCAGCAATCCTTGTTTGTTCATCAAATATAGATTTTAACCTTGTTTTTTCTTCCTCGACTATTTGTGCGTTTAGTTCCTTTACTCCATCAAGTTTACTTTGATTCGTTTGTTCAAATATATCCAATTCAGCATTAAGCAAATCAATAGCGTTTTTTGCCAATGTTTCCTGAAGTTTTAATTCCTCTTTTAGCCTTTTCAATCTGTCTTGTTGAGCCTTCTTTCTTTTAGCTTCGTTTTCTTTTGCAATGGAATTTATTGTTCCTAAAAACTTTAATTCCCTTGCTTGTGCTTCTGTATCTTTTTTAATTCTTTCAGCTTTCAGTCTGTTAAGTTCTGCAAGATCTTCACGGCTTGTATCATTTTGCATCTGCTCCAAAGTCATCTGCTCAATTTTTAAATCAAGTATAGACTTCTCACTATCTGCTAATTCATCTGATAATGCTTTTGCTCTTTCAACTGCTGCATTCCTTTCGGAAGCTGATAAAGTTGTATTCTTTGCAATTGCCTCTTGTTGTTTGATTTGGTTTAATAGTTTAGCACTATTTACAATTTGTTTGTTTTCTTGTTCTTCAATCTCAATTCCTAATCTGACAATCTCCTTTTGCCTTGCAATGTTTTCTTGTATCCTTTTACCACTTCCAGCAAATGAATCTCCTATCTTTTGAGCATTATCAGCAATTGCCTTTCCAGCTTCAATTGTTTCGTTTGCCAATCCGTTTAATTCGTCTTTGATTTTCTGAACTTCTTCATCTGTTCCAAACACTTGCGCCCATGCCAATGCGATTAAGTTCGCACCTGCAAGAAACGTATTTTTGAAAATTACAAATGTATTCTTCAACAATTCAAATGCAGGAATAGCACTTTCTTGAAGTATACCTACGATTGCTGAAAAGAATCCTTTTACTGGTGCTAATGCTTTGCTGATTGTATCAGCTCCTTTTTGTGTAGATGCGAATGCAGCAATCAATGCACCAAGCAAAACAACTATTGCTCCGATCCCTGTTGCTATCAATGCAACTCTAAATAGTTTTAAACCTTTTGTTGTTCCTTTTGTTGCACTTGCAACACCTCTCAAGGCTGCTTGTTTTGATTTTAAATTACCAATAACACT